TATTTGTTCTTTTATAACATCACTTGCATCTCTTCGCACTACATTAATATCATTAAATAAAGTACCAAAAACGGCTACATATTTTCTAATTGTTTGGTGATAATAAGTTGTTCCAAGCATTATAGACTCCCGAATGGATTACCTTCTGTGAAATCAATAATTGCATCGGCGGCGGCTTCTATTTCTGCATTTCCTGTAGTTGCTGCTGTATCAGCGGCAGATGTTTGAGCATCAAAAGAGGAAATAGAGTAAGATGCACTAGATTCAAAGATCGTATTGCCCTCAGTTGAAGAATTGGGGGTAATTAGTGATCCATCTTCTAAAAGAAGTGTAGTGTCATCTTCTAATGCTATAGAATACGGATATTCATACATTTGATTATCGTCATCAAAAGTTCCAACAATATTTCCAACTGTAAGAAGACTTGTACTAGAATTCCAATCAAAAACTTCTCCTTTAATTGCAGAATTTGCATATCCAGTAGAACCTTGATACACTTGTTCACCAACTGTAAATGTACCAGCTCCAGTACCAAGAGTGAATTTTATTGAATAGGATTCTTCTCTTTCTATCTTATCCAACTCTTCAATACCAGTATCAATTGCTTCATCCGCATATTCAAAGAGTTCACAAACTAAATCAAAAGTTTGTAGTCCACCCATTTGATAAAAAACATTCGTATCTTGTACGTGCTTGATTTCAAAAAGAGAGTCAGACAAAGGAAAGAAAATAAGGTCACCTTCTAGTGGTTCTTTATCTCTATGTCCTATTTCAAAATTTAATTCTTGAAATCTTCTACGAGCAATTGTAAAAGTAATTTGATCTCTTACTTCTAGTCCAAAGTTACTTACAAATGTACCATCACCTTCAAATCCATCTATACTCTTAATATACACTTCTACCATACGAGCATCTTCAAACTTAGAAATACGATCCTCACCAAAGATAGAATCTGTATTAACTTCAGTTCTAGGCATGTAGTGAACATCAATACCGAAAGATTTGATAGACTCAATTACAATATTTTCAACTAGTCTTTGATCTGGTGTATCAGTTCCATAATGATTAAAGTAATGATTGGTTGCCATTTATATCCTCTAACCTATATAGAAATCATCGGGGAGTTGATACTCTAATTTTCCTTCTTTTTCTAAGTATTCTAATTCTGTAACTGCGTCATCATATAATTGTCTCCCATTTAAAGTAACACCTCCAGGCAATTGAACTCCCTCAAATTTTATAAGATTCATACCCCATTGTTTTTTCATAAGAGCTGTACAATATTTTTTAAGGAAAATATCACTATAAGCATCCGTATATGTTTCTGGATTCATTGACGCATAAGCTTCAATTATAACAAAGTCATCTATTTTAAGATCTCCACTCCAATCTATATCAAGATAAATTCTATCTCTGTGACGATTGAATCTAAATCTAGGTAATCCAGAGAAAAGATTTTGAATAGTAGAAAGATATTGTTGAGTGAAAACATAGTTTTTCATATCACCAGCTGAACCCATCGTATAAAGATCATTCAACGCGTACTGATAGTTGACTGAAAACATATTTGTACTACCACTTAAATTTTCGGTAAGTGGTATAATTCCTGTAATACCAATATAACTCTCATCTAAAGAAAGATATTGATTATCTATATCACCGATAGTTTGAGCTGTACTACCATGAACGGTTGCTGTTGCACCGCTTGTTCCTCCTGTAATGGTTTCACTGGCAGTCCATGTAGTAGTGGTATCTGTATAATAGGTATTTCCATCTCCAATCGCTACGGCATTGGAATTATTTTTTGTAGTTGGTTTTGAATACCTTATCGTAGTATTTGCACTGTGGTATTGATGAAATGTAGCCTTAATACCACTTGTTCCTCCTGTAATGGTTTCTCCACTAGAAAAAGTTCCAGAGGTTGAAGAAACGATTTGAGTTGATGCTGAAATTTGTTTTTTAACAAATTCTGGATGTGTACCATCAAAGTGAAATTCTTGCCAGTAAGCTACTGCATCATCAATAGTATCTTCAATTTGGTCATCATCAAGATTTAGTTCAACAACTGGATGGCCTAATTTTCTTTTACAATAATCTTTAAATGTAGTTCTAGTTGTAGGTTGTGTCATTTGTTAAATCCTTATTTTGTAGACTCTGGTGATACGGTTATAATTCCTTGACAAACCCTCTCTACAGTAGTTTCATCTGATTGAGTATATTCAACATCATATACATACTGATCAACAGCAACGTTTGCAGTATTTGTTGCAGTCATAGAAATTGTAACATTTGATCCAGCTACGGAAGTTGAGAAAGTGTAGATATTGTTACCAGAATATGTAGATTGTCGCATCTTAGCGGCACAAGTACCTGTAGAAATTGTGACATTTCCCCCCGCAGAGTTTTGGGCGTAGATTACTTTTTCAAAGGTAGCCCCTTGATCCATTACAAAATTTATGGTTCGTTTACTTAAAGTCAGTGCCATTTATTCCTTACGTTGTATCTTCTGGATAGTTATTTGCCCAGTATGCATTGTCTGCTTGAGTTCTAAAATAATCTTTCTCATCCATTGACCCAAGAGCTCTCAGATCATTACTAGTATTTGCACCAGATGTTATATTAGGATACTCATCTTTATCTGCATAAACATATCTATCTAGATGATGACTTGGACTCCATATCCATGTGTTCGTAGCATCCTTATTGTTTTTTGTTGCCCACCCAAGCGGGTCCATAGCGAATCCATTTAATCTAAAGGGTTGACTACCTCCATCTTCCGCCTCGTCACCCTGTAAGTCTGAGTGTGATAATGCTGTATTCGATACCCATGTACCTGCCCAGTTTGATGCAAATACATATGCATTGTCAGCCGAATCACAAAATGCACCAAAATTTGTATTTGCGTACCTGTCTCCTGAGTATCCTACTCCTTGAATAAATCCTAAGAAGTCATTTGTATTGCTCATTTGTACATGGTGCCAATCTATTTCGTGTACTTTGCCTGTCCTCAGATTTGTTTGGTAGAACTTAAAGGAGTCTTTAATATTTTGTACTAGTGCATCCTCATGTTCAGATCGCGTACTGGGTTTCCAATATCCCACAGGCCCACCATTATACACACAAGTAATCTGATACCACATACGCACATCTTCTTCAACATCATAAGGATTCATTGTTTGGTATATGGTTGTACTGTTATTGGCATTTTCAAATGGGTCTTGATAACAGGCACTAGGAGTGTTAGTGAATATTTTAGTATTTGCTGATACTCCAAAGATTGGTTTAAGGTATCCATCGACACGATTGTAGTTGCCGGAATTCCTAGTCATGTGCCCTATTTGGAAAGTGAGTCTACCATGATTCTGTTGTAATCTAAATCCACCTCCTCGCGATCTGCCGTAATGATATGGTGAAATTCCCCAAACTGTTCCATTGGGTTCGACAGTTCTATCCAACTCGGTGATTTTAGTAAAGTTTGTTGAAAATGTTGAAGTAACAGTAAATGGTTTTCCAGTTCTTGCTTCACCATCGGCAAGAGCAGAGTAACTACCAGTACTCCAAGTTTCAGTATTACTATTGTAGGTGTTAGGATATTCTACCAATCTCATCAATGCTTGATTCCATGCTGAATGACCAGAGTATGTTCCTTCTGCTATTACTACAGCTTTCATTTCCTCAATATCTTCATGGTGGGGGCCTTCCATTTCCCAAAAGTGTTCCTCATTGTTTTCTCCCCAATAGGGGCTGGCCGCATCAGTTCCATTGGTTACTAATCTATCTTTTGAACCATCATTTCTAACATAGTCAGTCCACAGGGTAGAACCCCATTGACCATCAGATATACTCTCTGTTATAATATCTGGAAACTCTCTGTCACCTGCGTGTGGAGATATAGTTACAATACCTTCTGCTAATCTTTCTACAGTACTGGTATCAGATTGAGTAAATTCTATATCATACACATATCTACGGTCTGCAGAAACATTGGCAGTATTTGTTGCTGTCATTGAAATAGTAACATTTGATCCAGAAATGGATGTAGAAAAATCATGTATATTGTTACTAGAGTCTATGGATTGTCTTAGCTTGGCCGCAGTAGTACCGGAAGATATGACCACATCACCACCTGCTGTGTTTTTGGCGGTAAAAGTCTTTTCAAAGGTGGCCCCTTGATCCAATACAAAATTTGCAGTTTGTTTATTTAAAGCCAGTGCCACCAAGAATCTCCCTGTTGTTAAAACCTTTTTCTATTATTATTTAGTAAAGGTGGGGATTGTGAATATGACTATTTTTTGTATTTCGGAGTGTGTAAAAGAGGGGAAAACTAAGGTAGAAATCCCCCAATCCTGCACGAAAGAAACATAATATATTTTTTTTCATAATTTTTCACGGTAAATGATTTAAATTATTTTATGGTGTTTCTACCCAGGCTTCAGTATCTTCATCCCATATATAATGCTTACCATCATCTGGATATGCAGTAGGTGCATCCCATTG